AATTAAATATTAGAGCAAAAACTAAATGAAGTGAGCCGTTAATAAGATTGCCATTAGAAAGCAGAGAGCAGTCGAAATTGACGGCTCTTTTTATTTTTTTAACATTTTAATCTTAAATTAATAATATTAGGTTAAAGAATGTAGGTGATTGATATGACTATAACAGATATTATAATATCAGCCTTCGCATGGGCCTTTTTCTTTGTTGTGTTCTTTGTGATACTGTTGAACATTCTAGTAGCTTTACTTAAATCAGTAGGTAAGGATATATTTAACATGAATTTGGATAATGAACAAAGAAAGTTTAATAATCTTGAGAAGCTATCAAAAGAGATAGAAGCAATAGAAAAGAGTATTAATGAACGCAGTGACAATTTAAAACTTATGATTGCAGATCTGAGACTGGAGAGATGCAAGAAAGCTTATAGGGCTAGTAAGAAAAAATTGTAATGAAAGAGGTATTGGGTATGAAAAAACGAAAAGAAATTACAAGAAAAATAAGAATAATTAAAAAAATGCTAGAAGATCATGGGACGGAGTATAGCATCGGCGAGGAAGAATGGTATGAATTAAGAGGAGAACTTAATTCATTGCAATGGATTTTGGGACAAATAAACGAGACTGCAACTGATGAAATTTTGGAATATTCAAAAAAAGTAAAATTAAGATAAAATTAATTTTTTAAAAAGGTACTTTGGGAGAATTTTTAAAGCCCGAGGGTCTGGCGAGTCCCGGAAAACTTCTGGATGTGATTTTTTTTAAATTTCAGTTCCGTTCCGAATAGGAGGTGTCTATGCTGGTAAAAGAGAATCAGATAATAAGAGTAACAGAATTAGCAAAATTACTAGGTGTAACAGATAGACATCTCCGTAATTTGGCAAATGAAGGAATAATAAAAAAAACGGAAAATGGAAAGTATTTATTTTTAGAAAGTGTTCAAGGCTACATTGAGTATCTGGAACTAAAAAATGATGCTGATGTAAATCTTAAAGATGAAAAAATAAAGGAAGAAATAAAGAAAATAAAAAAGGATACAGAACTGAAAGCATTAAAAATTTCAGAACTGAAAAATCAGTTGCATCCAGCAACAATAATTGAAAAAGTAATGACAGAAAGTCTTATGAATTTAAAAGGAAGGCTATTATCACTATCAAATAGATTAGCACCTCAATTAATAGCTTTAGATAATTTGGGAGAAATACAGGAAGTCATTCAAGATTCAATACTTGAAACATTAGAAGAACTTAGTGAATACAGTCCAGAGCTGTTCAAGAATAAAAATTTTATTGAAGATAATGAAGAAGAAGAGAGTGTGGAAAAAGTTGAAAAGCGAAAACGTGGTAGACCTAAAAAAAGCAAATGATCTGTTTGAAAAAATATTTTCAGTTTTAAAACCTCCTCCCAAACTTACAATAGATACGTGGGCAGATATGTATAGAATACTAAGTTCAAAAAGTTCAGCTGAACCTGGGAAATGGCGAACTGATAGAGTGCCTTTTCAACGAGAAGTTATGAGAGCCATATCTGATAGAAAAACAGAAAAAGTTATAATGATGTATGGAGCTCAGCTATCTAAAACCGAAATTCTCATGAATACCTTTGGGTATTATGCAGATTATGAACCTTCTCCAATAATGTTTTTAATGCCAACTAAAGATATGGCACAGGATTTTTCAACTACAAGACTTAACGATATGATTCAATCGACACCGCAATTAAAGAGTAAAATTATTGAAAATGATAATGCCAGAGATACTAAAAGACAAAAGGAATTTGCAGGAGGGTATATTGTTTTGACTGGAAGTAACTCAGCCGCAGAACTTGCGAGTAGACCTATCAGAATTTTATTAGCTGATGAAATAGACAGATTTCCATATGATGTTAAAAAAGAAGGAGATCCGTTGAATCTGGCAATAGAAAGAACAAAAACATGGCCAAATAAAAAAATTGTTTTAACTAGTACTCCTACTGTAAGAGGAGAGTCAAGAATAGAATTAGAATATGAAAACAGTACACAGGAAGAATTTTATATCCCATGTCCAAAATGTGGAACTTTGCAGAGGTTGGAATGGAAAAATATTGTTTTTGAAAATGTTGGGCATAAATGTCAGGATTGTCTTGAAGTTTCAAATGAGTACGAGTGGAAAAAGAATATGATTCACGGAGAATGGATTTCAGGAAATAAAGAAATAGATCAGAAGGCAGTAAGAGGCTTTCATATATCTGAGTTATACAGTCCATTTTCAACATGGAAAAGCATTATTAAAAAATTTAAGGATTCAAAAGGCGATGTACAGTTAATGAAAGTTTTTACTAATACTACACTGGGAGAAACTTTTGAAGAAAAAAGGGATAAGATAGCTTTTGAAAAAATTGAAGAAAGAAAAGAACATTACGGATGTGAAATTCCTGAAAAAGTAAATGCATTGACTGCGGGAGTGGACGTACAGGACGACAGGCTGGAATGTGAAGTTGTAGGCTGGGGAGCAGATGAAGAAAGCTGGGGAATCTACTATAAAGTATTTATAGGAAATCCTGCTGAAACTCATGTGTGGAATCAGCTCGAAAGATTTTTAGATACTGAATTTACATATGCTAACGGACAGAAAATAAAAATAATATGCACCTGTATTGATACAGGAGGAAATCATACGATGTCAACTTACGGGTTTGTAAAGCCTCGTGAAATTAAAAGAATATTCGGGGTAAAAGGTGGAAGTGTAGAAGGAAAACCTTTTATTACTAGACCTACTAAAACAAATAAAGGACAGATTTCCTTATTTGTTCTAAATACTGACACTGGAAAAGAAACTATTATGGCCAGACTTAAAATTGATTTGCCTGGACCGAGATATATGCATTTTCCAGATAACATTGAAAGAGGGTATGACGAGACATATTTTAAAGGATTAACTGCAGAAGTTAAGATTACAACTTTTGAAAAAGGAGTAAGAAAAACTAAGTGGGTCGTTACAGGAACAAAAAGAAATGAACCTCTTGATATTAGAAACTACGCATACGCTGCTTTAAAAATAGCTAATCCTAACTTGAACAAAAAGTATTTAATAGATGTAACAGAAAAACCAAAAATACAACAAGGCAGAAGAATATTATCGAAAGGAATTTAAAATGATAACTATAGATGAATGTAAAACAATGATAAGTCTCTATATTGAAGCAGAAAAGGCAGTGATAACTGGTAAAAAATACAGGATAGGGACAAGAGAATTGGAAAGGGAAAATCTGAGTGAAATAAGAAAAGCAAGAGCGGAATGGGAACAGAGATTAAAGGATCTGGAAAATGGCGGAAAAAGAAGAAAAATAAGAGGAATCATTCCACGTGATCTGTAAAGAAGGAGAAATAAATGAATTTAGTTGATAAAGGTATTGAGTTAATTGCTCCTGTTCATGCTGTAAAAAGGGAAGCTGCAAGGCAAGTTCTTAAAAGAAACAAAATATTAAACAGAGGTTATGGAGAACACGGGGCAAGCAGCAGGAAAAAAGCTTTTAAAGGTTGGCTTACCAGTTTAGGCGGACCGAAGACAGATATATATGAATACAAGGACAAACTGGTTGAAAGGTCAAGAGATTTATATATGGGGGCACCTTTAGCAAGGGGAGCTCTTCAGACTATGCAGACTAATATAGTCGGAGCAGGACTGAAATTAAAATCTGCAATTGATGTGGACATTCTGGAAACAGATGAAACTGAGATTGAGGCACTGGAAAACAGAATAGAAAAGGAATTTGCCTTATGGGCAAATGACAAGATAGAAAAAACGGGACTTATGGATTTTTATCAGGTACAGGAGTTAGTATTTTTAACAACAATGTTAAATGGAGAATGCTTTATCTATCTGAATTATTTTGAAACTCCTGGTAATCCTTACAATTTAAAACTGGAAATCATAGAGCCTGATAGAATAGTTACTCCAAACGAAAAAAATAGTGACAAGACAGTAGTAAGCGGTGTTCAGATTGATAATAACGGAAGAATTGCAGGATATTATGTTCTTGATAAGCATCCAAATGACGATGAGTCAGGGAATGACTATAAATATATTCCAGTTTATGGAAAAGATGGACAGTTAAATATGATACATCTGGCTTTACTTGAAAGACCAAATCAGGTAAGAGGTGTTCCGATTCTGTCTCCTGTGATGGAAAGTTTGAAACAGTTGGATAGATATACTAATGCTGAATTAATGAGTGCAGTTATTAGCAGTATGTTCACTATTTTTATTGAAACAACAGGAGTGGAACAGGCAACTCTTGGAGAATTTGGAAATATTGATGAAAGTGAAAAGGTTGAAAAGAACGGAAATAATATTGAGCTTACTTCAGGGGCAGTAATGGAACTTAGTCCAGGGGAAAAAGCAAACAGTATAAATCCAGCAAGACCAAATGCACAGTTTGATCCTTTTATGACTGCAATAATCCGTCAGATAGGAAGTAGTTTAGGAGTTCCTTATGAACTTTTGGTAATGCATTTTACAAATAATTATTCTTCAAGCAGGGCGGCTTTACTGGAAGCATGGAAAAATTTCAGGAAAAGAAGGGAATGGATAGCAAGGAATTTCTGTCAGATAGTCTATGAAGAATGGCTGAGGGAATCAATTTTTTTAAAAAGAATTGATATCCCAAAATTTAATGAGGATATTCTGATAAGAAAAGCTTACAGTAATGCAATTTGGAATGGACCTTCGCAAGGTCAGATAGATCCGTTGAAAGAGGCTAATGCTGCAGTAATAAAGATAAATAACGGACTATCAACGCGTACAAAAGAAGTTGCAGAACTGAACGGTGGAGATTTCGAACAGAATATTAGAATTATTGACCGGGAAAATAAAATTTTAGAAAAGAAGGGAGTGAAATTGAATGGCGGAACAATCGAAGTTAAAGATAATGAATCTGAAGACTGATGACAGTGGGAAAAATGCAGAACTGACATTATACGGAGATATAGGGGACAGTTTCTGGGAAGACATTTCTTCAAAAAGGCTTGTTCAGGATCTTGAAAATTTAGATGTTGAAAATATAACTCTGAATATAAGTTCAAATGGAGGGGGGGCAACTGCTGCAATAGCAATATCAAATGCACTAAAAAGACATAAGGCAAGAGTTATAGCTAATATTGATGGGATAGTTGCAAGTGCTGCTACTATAATAACAAGTGCATGCGATGTTGTAAGAATGCCAAAAAATGCACTCTTCATGATTCATAATCCGTGGACAATAGCCATGGGAGAAGAAAAAGATTTTGAAAAAATGGCAGAAACATTATCTAAAGTAAAAAACAGCATAATTGAAACATATATTGATAAAACAGGAATGAACAAAGAAAAATTATCTGAACTGATGGACAAAGAAAGCTGGTTTAGTGCTAATGAAGCTAAAGAATATGGTTTTGTTGATGAAATAATCGACAATACTGATATGGAAATTATCGGAAATAAAATCTTATCACACGGACTGGTATTTAATATGACCAAGTTTAAAAATTTTAAAATAAGTAACAACAGTAATGTAAATAATAAAAATAAGGAGGAAGTTATAGTGAACGAAAAAGAATTTATGGAAAAATATCCTGATCTTTACGATGAAATTGTAAATAAAGCGAAGGAAATAGGAAAAGCGGAAGAAAGAAATAGGATTGAGGAGCTGGAAAACTTTGGAGTGGACAGTGAGATTATAACCAGAGCTAAATTTGAGGAACCTAAAAATTTAAGCGAAATTGCATTGGATCTTGCTAATGAAATGAAAAATAAAATGTCAGAGCCGGCAGGAAATATTCCTGAACCAACTCCAAAGAATGAAGACTATAGAAATCAGAATCCACCGCTTGGAACAATGCCAAATAATGGAGTGGAAAAAACTCAGGCTGAAAAAGATAAGGAAGAAGCTGACAAAATATTAGCATTTGCTAATAAAGGAGGGATAAAGTAATGAAAATGGATTACGTTTTAGAAGGAGATCATTTAATAGTAGGTAATAAAGAACTTATAACAGTTGAACTGAAATTGTCTACTGGGAAAGTTAAAAGAGGAGATATTGTAGACAAGACAGGAGCAATAATAACAGACACAGGAAAAGTATTTGGAGTAGTAGTGCAGGATGCAGATGCGACTAAAGGAGCAACAAAAACTGTAGTCTATACTGAAGGAGAATTTAACATTGATAAAGTCAACTTTGGAAGTGCGACAAAGGACAAGGTAGTTGAGCTTTGTGCAGACAGAAACATATATTTAAGAAATTTAGGAGGTAAAGCGTAATGATATTAGATTTAACTTTAAGGGCGTTATTCCTGGTAGTGGAAAATATGCCAAAGCCAAGAACGTTCTTGTATGATACATTTTTTGGAGATAGAGAAGCAACTGATAAGGAAGAAATACAGATTGAATTTAAAAACGGTCATAGATATATGGCCCCGTTTGTAAATAGATATGTAAATGGGCAGGAAATGCCAAAGGAAAGATTTACAGGAAGAGTTTATAAACCACATAAAATTGCACCAAAGAAAACTTTTACAGCCGATCAGTTTGCTTTTGAAAGATTTGCAGGAGAAAATCCGTTTAATCCGTTAAGTCCTGAAGATAAAAAAAGAAAACTTGTACTGGAAACTTTGACAGAACAGACAGAACAGATAAAAAGAAGATGGGAAGCAATGGCAGTAGACGTTTTATATAATTTAACATTAACTGTTGAAGGAGAAGGGATAACTGATAAGGTAGAATTTTACGATACTTCCTCTACTGAACATCATACTAATGTTGCCACAACTTGGGATCAGCCTAATTCAGACCCAATTCAAGATATCAAAGGAGCATTGAGAAGTATAACAGAAGCAGGGGGTACAAGACCAAATGCAATAATATTAGACCCTAAGGCATCAGATTTATTTCAGAACAATGCTAAAGTAATAGAAAAGATGAACCTACGAAATTATTATGTAGGACAAGTCAAGCCGGAAACTGAGGGAGTAAACGGAGTAATTTATATAGGAACTTTAACAAACTTAGGACTTGATATTTACGAATATCAGGAATTCTACGATTATAAGGATAATGGAGTTATTAAAACCAAAAAATTGATACCTGATTATACAGCATTACTTGCTCCAAAAGGAAATATTGTTAAATTTGCTGCTGAAAGCACAATAAAAGATGGACTTATAAGAGGAGAACTGATACCTAGAAAATTTGAAAATGAAGAAAATGATAGCATAAGTATCAGAACAATTTCTAAGCCAGTTTTAGTTCCTGTAAATACAAAATCTTTAAGAGTATTGAAAGTGAAGTAGGTGGAATAGATATGACATATAGAGTATTAAAATCATTGGTTTACGGTGGAATAGCATATGATGAGGGACAGGAAGTAGATATTATAGAAAAATCTGTTGCTGAAAACTGTCTTGAAAGAGAGCTGATAGCTGAAATAACTGACACAGAAACTGGCAATGCCGAAGTGACAGGAGAAATAGACAGTACAGAAATAACTGAAAATAATGAAGATGCTACTGAAGAAGTAGTGTCTTCTGAAACTTCTGAAGAAACGACAGAAAATGTTGAAGAAAATGCGGAAGAGCCAACAAAAACTAACAAAAGAAATAAAAAATAGATAGCAGGTGATGTTATGGGATTTAAGGAAGTAGTGGATGACGATATTCAAAATATATTTCTAAATTCTTCAGAATTTGGCACAGAACACATTTTAAACGGAAGAAAGGTAATATGTGTCATTGATGAAGAAAAGTTTCAAAATAAGCAGAAAAATGGACTTATAACTCAGGAAGACGGAGTATATCAGAACGGATTTACTTTATTTATTGGAAATCCGTATCTGAAATTACAGCCACATACTGGTGAGACATTAAAACTGGACGATGTTAAATATGAGGTCGTGGCAAGTAAACATGACATGGGAATGTATGAGATTGACTTAGTCAGAAACGAGGAAATATAGATGCTAGAAGTAAAATTTGATGTGGATCAGCTGGGACAGATATTAGAATATTTTCCAGAGTTAAAAAATAAACTTCCAAAAGCAACTGCTATGGCCATTAATCGGAGCTTAGCAATGACAAAAACTGAACAAGTTAGAAGAGCAAGGGCAATGTACACAATTAAATATGGAGATTTGTTAGCTGATTTAAAAATAGTGAAAGCTACTACATCAACACTATATGGAAGTATTGAAAGCAGAGGAAATGTTATTGGACTTGACCATTTTAAGTTAGCTCCAAAAACTAGAAATAAAAAAAGAGTAAAAGCGGGAGTAAAAGGAAGTAGAATGAAAAATATTCCAAATGCTTTTATAGCCTATAATGATGGACGATTAGGTGCATTTGTAAGAACTGGGAAATCAAGTTTACCTATAAAGAGGTTGAAAGGACCGTCAGCTCCACAGATGTTAGGAGAAATGAGCATACTGGACTACTTGCAAGGATTTGCAGAAGAGAAATTTAATATGAGATTTGAACATGAAATTGGGAGGCTTATTAAATGATACAGCACACTGAACAGCATTTATATGACTTCCTGAAAAAAATTATGGAAGAAGAAAATATGAAAAACAAAGGCTTTAAAGTATATCGTGGTTTTCTTCCTTCCAATAATTTTGAGGATCGGGAAAACGGGAAAAAAACAAATGACTACTTTCCTTTCATAATTTTAAGAGCAGTTGAATTTTCTCAGGAAAGAGAAAATTTTAATGACTACAACAGTTTTGCTGATTTTGAAATATGGATAGGAAGTAAGGAAGAAAAGGAAGAGGATTATATAAATAATCTGGCTGTTGGAGACTACATCAGAGAAAAAATGCTTGAAGAAAGTACCAAAGATGGGAGTTTTGCTGTTGATCAGACAAAAGAGTTTAAAGTGACTTTTCATAGTGACGCTTCAGAACCGTACTTTTATTCAAGAATAACTTTTTCTGTTTATGCAGAGCCGATAACATCAAAAATAGAAATGTTTAGAAGAATAGTGAAATAAGGAGGAAGTAATGAGTAAAGAAACTAAATATATTTATCTCGGGAAAAATATAGATTTGCCTGAATTTGGCTTTGTCAAAGGCAATGTATATTACGGAGAAAAAATAGAAGAATTAAAGAAAAAATATCCTTTACTGGATAAATTGTTGATAAACGTTGAAGAATTAGCAGGATATGAACAAAATGAATTATTTCTTGAAAAAATATCACAGGAATTAAAAGAAGAAATAAAAGGAGGGAGTGAATAATGGCTTATAAACACGGAACGTATCAGACAGAAGTTGCATCTGATATAAATTTACCCGTTGTATTGGATTATGGACACTTTATAGTTGGAACAGCCCCAGTTCATAAGGTGAAGAAGGAAAAAAGGAAAATCAATGAACTTGTGAGATTAGCAAACTACAGAGAAGCTGTTGAATATTTCGGAGATACTTATGACTTAGATTTTAGTATTTCTCAGGCAATAAAAGTATTTTTTGAACTGTATGCAGTGGCACCGCTTTATGTTGTAAATATATTTGATCCGGCAAAGCATAAAACATCAAAGAAAACTGAACAAGGGCTGGAAGTAAAAGGTGGAAAAGTATTAGTTAAAAATCACAAGATAATGACTGATACTCTTGTGGTTAAAGAAAATACTACATCACAGCCTATAGCTGATGCCTTGACTATTTGGACGGAAGAAGGACTTGAAATATATGCTAAACCTTCTACTGGAACAAAAATAGATATTGAGTATGAGGAAGCTGATTTGTCGGCAGTCACTAAGACTGAAGCAATAGGTGGATACAACACCAATACAATGAAAAGGACAGGACTTGAACTGATTAATGATATATTCCTGAAATTTTCCGAACTCCCGGCATTTATAGATGTTCCTGATTTTTCGAACGAATCAGATGTTGCAGCGGTAATGGCTACAAAGGCAACTAATATTAACGGTGGAATGTTCGAATCTATCGCATTGATAAATGCCCCGGTTGACAAAAGATATGATGAAATTCCTGAATGGAAGGACAGTAAAAATATACTAGATAAAGATCAGTTAATTTTATATGGAATGATTGGACTTGCTGGGAAAAGATATTATCAGTCCTTGCATTATGCAGCTCTGTCAATGTCTGTTGACAAAGAAAATGAGGGAATACCTTCACAGTCTCCATCAAATTATAAATATAAAATGGATTCTCTTTTATATAAAAGTTCTCAAGGAAATTTTGAAGAAATAATACTGGACAGGGAAACGCAGGCTAATTTTTTGAATAAAAACGGAGTAATAACAGCTATCAGTTTCAAAGGTTGGAGAAACTGGGGAACTGAAACAGCTAAAAATCCATTAGTCACTGATCCAAAAGATAAATTTTCTTATTCAAGAAGACTGTTCAAATATATTGGAAACGAGCTTGTCATAAGCTATTTTGACAGAGTGGATAAGAAATTTTCTTTAAAATTAGCAGAAACTGTTACAAAATCAATGAATATTAGACTTAATTCATTAGTGTCTACTGAAAACTTATTATCTGCAAGTGCTGAATTATCAGTTCAGGATAATGATGTCATTAATATAATAAACGGGGATATAACTTGGATTATAAATCTCGGAATAATTCCAGGATTAAAATCAATGACATTTAAGAAAAAATATGATGTGAATGCATTAACTGAATTTGCTGAAAAATTAAAAGGAATAGGAATAGGAGGATAGGAGTATGAGTCAGACAAAAATACCAAATGGGCTTATAAATGCTTTGTTGTATATTAATGGAACCAATAGCTTGGCTGGAATTTCTGAAGTAGAGCTTCCAAAAATAGATTATGCGACAGTTACTACTGAACAACTAGGATTAAGTGCTGAATTAGAAGTTCCATTAATGGGACATTATAAGAAACTGGAAGCAAAAATAAAAATGGATTCCGTTGACGATACAATGATAGGGCTTAATAACATGCAACCTATGATGTTTGAGTTAAAGGGAGCTTATCAGTACATGGATAAAGTAACCCATGGAGCAGGACTTGGAGATTTTGACGCAACATTTAAGGGGATGGTTAAAACTATAGATGGTTTAAAAGCTAAACCTGGGGCAAAAATTGAAACAAGTATTGATATAGCTTGCACATACTACAAATTAACATTTAAAGGTAAAAAAATAGTATATATAGATGTATTAAATAATATTGCAGAAATAAACGGTGAAGACAATAATCAATTAAGAAGATATTTAGGAATGTATTAGGAGGTAAAAATGGCAGAAATAGTTAAATTAAATCAGGAGTATACTCTTGACGGGAAAAAATATACAGAAATTGAATTGGATTTTGAAAGCTTGACAGGGAAAAAATTGCTAATAGCTGAGAGTGAATTTAAAAAAAGAAATAAAGGTGCAGCTGTAAAAGAACTTGAAGACGGATGGTTGCTTACAGTAGCTGAAAAGGCAAGCGGAATAAAATACGGAAGTCTGCTTGAGCTAAAAGGAAAAGATTATATAAAAGTAATAAATGCAGCAAGAAATTTTATAGTAGTCTCGGATTCCGAAGAGACTACTGCAGATACAGGGAACGAGGGAGAAATGAATCAGGAAGAGATTTTGGGAACAGAGTAAGTCAAAATATACAGTTGCAGGATATAGTAACTGATTTACTAGAAGTCTTAAATATGAAAAATGATTTTAAAAGCAGTCTGAATATAAGCTATGAAACATTAATGTCTTGTAGCTTATATGAACTGACTGGCTACTGGAGTATAAGGGCAGAGGAATTAGTTCAAGAAGCTGAAATACGGTATGAAAATAGTAGGGAATAAAAAAAACGGCTTATAACAAGCCGTCTGAATTTTCTTTTATTATTGAATAAATAAACGTACATAACATAGCCAGTAGTGCCCACCCAATTGGACCTAGCAGAATCAAAATTCCTGCAAGAATAAGAAAAAATATAACAGAAAATGGAGCGAATATTAATACAGCTATACTTGCCACAATTATAAATAATATTTTTTCTTGAATTGTATATTTATCTTTATTTTTAATTATAGATTTTATTTTTTTCATAATAATCAC